CATCGCTGAGAGGCATCTTACCTTTTACTGAGATATTTTACCGCCGTCTTTATATCAGGAAATAGGCGGTTCCCCAATTTTACGCGACCCGTGGTTGAGTTGTAGTACCCTTCATATCCATTGAAGAAAGCCTTGTGCGAATCATTCATTTAAAAAATACAACATTATTTTAATAAGTCAGGATGGGTCTCTCAATTATCATGGGGAACATGTTTTCAGGTAAGACGTCTGAACTTATTCGAAGGTTGAAGCGACTCAAAGTTCTGGGGAAGCGGATTGTGGTCGTAAATTCTGCGAAAGATACACGATCCCCTGATGAAGTCCTCAAGACCCACGATAACGTGAAGTTTGATTGTCGTAAAGTATTTAACTTATATGAACTCTTAGGAAAGCGTGATTTTGAGGATTCTGATGTTGTCGCGATCGATGAAGCACAGTTTTATCCTGACCTTAAAAGGTTTATCACGACTTGTCTAGATATGGGGAAGGATGTCATCATCGCAGGTCTCGATGGTGATGCGTTTCAAAGGAAATGGGGAGAACTTCTCGAGTGTATCCCAATTGCTAGTGAAGTTACAAAGTTGTCAGCACTATGTATGTACTGTCGACAAGAGACCCCTGGTCCATTCACAAAGAGGATAGTGAAAAACACAGAACTCGAACTCATCGGTGGGAGTGATATGTATGTCGCTGTATGTCAGAAACATCTATGAACATCCAAAATCAAAACAACTCGCCTACCGTCATCTGTCTTCGTGAGTTCATGATATCGTGCGTGATCAAAGAGGATATCTTCACCCTCTCTGTGTACGTGGGGTCCTTTCTCAGTATAGAGTGTACAATCACCACCACCCTCTATAGTAAGATGATATCGAAGTAAAAGGTTTGTCTCTGCACGATGAGGCGCAATCTTCATCGGCCCATCAACAACGGCGAATAGCGCAGTCTCTTTGTTTATACAAGGAATCTGGTCGATGAGACTTTTTAAAAGTGGGAAACTTTCTGCTTTGTAGAAGTAGTACCTCTCATTCTTCTCAAACCATGGATCAAGATCATGAAAGTATTTTTTCTCAAGTTTCTTGGAAACTTTCCCAAACTCCTTTTGAATCTTTCGAAAATGAAACTTTATGAGCCATAGACCTGGATGGTCTCTCACTGAATAGGTCGAAGACCAGTTGAGTATATCGATGATCGAGTTTCGCATACCCACCAGGGGTCTTCGTGGATTCTGAAAATACAGGCGGTCGATTGGTGCCTTCAGATAATCGTGAAGAACCAAACCTATAGGAACCAATACCAGTGGCCACATTATTTTCTCCGTAGATAATAAAAATGCCCGGATACGGTGGACCAATGGAAAAGTATGCCCCCGCCCCTGTCGAAGAAGTTGAAACTGTCGAGAAGCGCTTCGTGATGCCCAAGATGCCCGCTGTCACAATTGTCCAGATCATGCTCGTCGCGACCATCGCTGCGTACGCCTGGACTGCTCGTAAGATGAACGGTGTCGTCATCTCCAGTCTCGCGCTCACCGTGGGTCTCCTCCATGTGTACGATCACATGTACCGTGTGAAGCGTGGCCCCGAGCAACTCTTCTTCCTCCCCAAGAAGGAAGCCTATGGGTGCCAGGCGTGCAAGTAAATTATATTAGTAAAATATAAGTATGCGCGTCAAGATAATTAAAAGTCCTGATCGTAAAAAAAAGTTCAGGGCTGTCTTAGAAGACGGCAGGACTGTTGACTTTGGTGCCAGCGGATATTCCGATTACACCAAACACAAGAATCCTTCACGTATGCGTTCCTATGTACTCAGACACGGTGGTCGAGTACCCAAGAGGACAATAGCAGAGAGAGATCCAGAACGGATCCATAAAATGATGCTCGATGTGACATCGAGTGATAAAGAAGATTGGAAGATGAGCGGTATCGACAGGGCTGGTTTCTGGTCCCGTTGGTACCTCTGGGGTCATCCGTCATTTGAGGGTGCTAAAAAGATCATTTCTAAGAAGTTTAGGGTTTCTTTTGACAGAATTCCCTAGCGGCTATTTCAACGTAGTTTATCGCCGGCCCCAATGGTTCCATTACTTCTTCTAATATAGTTCCAGGTTTTTTCATACCTCCAATAGTGAGTATTTTACCTGGTTCGTTATAAGGAGGAGTGGTTCTAGCAGCTTTGACTTTCTCACCAGCAGCACAAAATGATGCAACTCCACCTGGATTGGTTTTACGAATCTCCTCCACTATTAACTTATTTTCTTTGTCCGTGTTCTTACCACTACGTTTCTCATAGAAATTGTTAATAAATGTTTTCTGACTGATTAGATCATCAATTCCTGTCACTTTCCTGAAATGTGGCCCTGTTCTGGGAATCAGGCCAGCGAAGAAGGCGGCGGCTGAAGAGGACGATGAACAACAAGAACAACAACACATCATCAGAAGTATTGTACTCAATTTCAGCTTCATATACATTTATCACTTATTTAATTTTGCGAGTTCCAAAGCACGTTTCACAAACGCCTTATCCCGTTTAATCTTAGGATCCGCGGCAATAAGACGCAACAATGTAGCAGTAGGGATCTTGGGAGTGTTTCCTGTGGGTTTAGGCATTTTCTTCAACTTCTTCTTCGCTTCTTGAAGTTGTTTGACACCTGGCATTTATTATTGGCGGAGACCTTTTTTGGCGAGAGTCGCTCGGAGTTCATCCATGAGTTTGGCGCGCTTATTGTTGACGACAAGCTTTTTACTAGGGGGAGGTGGCGGGACACGTCCAGGTTGATCCATAGGAACAACTACAGTTCGGCAAATACGAATAACCTTCTGGGCATTCTTCACACTATTCTCAAAGTTCATGGTAATCTTGGATCGAAGTTCTTTAGCTGTGAGTTTGACACGCTTTCCATCCACAGTCTTAGTGACACGAAGACCTAATTTTTTAGCTTTATTCTTCAAGTCTCTGTACTGCATTTATTAATAGGTGAGAAAATCATAAAACGTCTTGATGTCTTCGTCGTTAATCAGCTTTGCAAATTCCATATCACTTTTCACGAAGAGAAGTGGATTGGGTGATGCCATTGTAAATGCTCGATCGATTGTTATACCGATGGTGTCGAAGTAAATGAGTATAGGTGATAGAGTTTCAGAATTTAGCATATCCAACGCCATCCGAAACTTTCCAACTGAAAACTCATTCTGGGTGAATATCTGTTTTTTTATAAACTTTTCAATATCATCTTGGGGTTCTAGAGCGATTCTATTTCCACACTTCAAATATTCCATCAAGTCTTTGACACCATGCGCCACCTTTTTTACAAATACGCGTTTTTCAGGTGTCATACTTACAATGTATAAAGATAAATTATGAAATTAGGGTAAGATGAGTGATGTACACGAACTTAAAATACTTATTCATAAGGTTCTACTACCGAGGATTAGACAACTTGAGGAAGAGGTTTCATCATTGAGAAAACACACTTGGCCATATGTCCAAAGTAATCGTGAGAAACATCAACTTGACGACATCGAGGTGAAGAAGGACTTTTTCAAACATCTCGATGAGGATACGATTAAGGACCTTTTACTTGAAAAGGCAAAACTGACGAGGACACCAGGATTCCACAGGCGGGAATATGATCTGGTCAATAATTTTTGTTGACGTATTGTAAATGGGAGCTTTGTTTTCTTTGATCCCAGGTCTCGATATGCCCAAAATCCCATTCATTTCTGATCTCTTCAAGGGAAATGATAAACCTATGGATTTACAATGGCTTGCCTCTTATATCTGTAGCATATTCTGTTCCATGCTTGTGGTGTATGGAATTACAAAGATGCCATTCAAAACACCACCGATGCTCATGGCTGCATGTGTATGCTCGTGTTGTTGCAGTTCGTCAACTTCACGCGTTTTATCTGATATTAAAAAACGCTTCTAAAAAAAGTCGTCTGTCCTGTACATATTCACTGCGAATGAACCAGTCTTACCAGTCACTGAGACTGATTCATTTCCATAGATTTCTTGGCATCCAATGTCTTCCATGCAGTCGCGGTTATTATGACTCACTGGAATGGGGTAAAGATTCTCACCACCCGTGGTTGTGTAATAATTGTAACGATCGCGGCGACCACGGACTTCCTTCCCATAAAGGGGGAGAGTCTCATCACCATTCGTGATAAGACCCATCTGTTGCATGCGACCAGGTTTATATTTCTTGATAGGTGGACCTCTAAACTCTGGTTCGCGACGAATTTCCTGAGAACGCATGGGTCTTTGGGGTACCATCATGGTGGGAACTTTGACTGGAACCTTAACAACACGGGGATTTTGGATGAGATACACGATGACTATAATCGAAACGAATAGGATCATCGACAAAAGTTGAGTCTTTGTCTTGTTCTTCATTTACTATAGTTAAGGAAAATCTTTCACCTAGAGACATGAAGGTGTTGGCTATAGACATTGGGTTTCATAATATGGGTCTAGTTTTACCAGAGTCTTTATCTGGACCAAAAATTACGGTGGAGTTCCTAAAGAAGGTAAGTTTGGAAGATTATAAATATATAAAGTCAAATGATTTTGTAGACACCATTCCTTTATTTGTAGAAGATCACCAAAGTATTTTCGATTCAGCCGACAAAATACTTATAGAACGACAACCACCTGGTGGCTTTCAAAATATTGAGATTTTATTACATTACATGTTCAAAGAGAAGGTTATATTGGTTTCACCTGTGAGCATGCATGTGCATTTTGGGATGCGACACTTGGATTATGAAGAACGTAAGGAAAGAACAGTAGCCATAGCGGGAAAATACATAGAAGGTGAAATTCCTTATGAGAGGAAACACGATATAGCTGATGCGTTATGTATGATCGTGTACGACAATTTCAAGTCTTGTGTACACTCTTTTGATAAGTTTAGGTACTCTCTTCACGTAAAATCTTGAGTGCGTTCATTACAGTCTCAAACATTTCAAATACCTCAGCAGTATTTCGCCTTTGGATAGCTTCCTCAAGTTTCTTGATGTTGTACTCGAATGATTTCTTCTCCTTGTTGAGTTCTCTCAACTTGAGTTCCAATGCTGCAACTTTATCATCAATGAATCTAGTCGTTTTTTCGATAGTTGCATCCAGTTTTTCAATTTCCTGTATGTAGAGATTTTTATGCTTTTCGAGAATTTCTCTCTTCATTTCGGATCCGGTGCGATCAACCTGTGTATCGAGACGCTCAACCTTCTCCTCAAGTTCTTCAATATTCGATACATATTCTTTTTGGTAAACCTCTTTAGCATTTTTCATGCGCTCGATTTCCCTAGTAAGTGTAATGTCCATGACTATTTTATCGTAGCTTCATAACTTTAAGTGTCTGGTTGATATCCTTTGTAAATTCTTTAAAATGTCCAAGTCGGTACTGCACAAATGCCCAAAGTGCGAAAAAGAGGGTCTTGGTCACCTTATTCACTTCATTATCTTCCATCTTATAGATTGGACCGACCAGGCGTCCCATGAATGTTTCCTCTTTATGTTTCCCTGTCACGAACATCTCCGCTTGGGTGAGTGCGCAAGTGTCATCATTTACCGACCAATGATAAAATAGAAATGGAATGAGCATTGAATAAAATTCAAGGTTCTTCTGGTTGTTTGTGAACGGGACAATCAGTATAGCCACGAGAAATATGACGTGCATGAAAAATATTATGTTCATCTATTATAAGATGTCAGAAGAAATTAAAATGGAAGATATGTGGAATGAGTATCACGAGAACGTCCTGCGTCAATGGGGTGAGGCGTGTGCGTGTTACAGATATATGCATCATCGATCCTTTCTGATGTATAAAAAATTGAGTCTGCGTTTTAATTTACCAGTCATTGTCTTGTCGACCATCACGGGTACTGCAAACTTTGCGCAGAGTACTTTACCTCTGAGTATACAACCAGCAGCACCATCAATCATTGGTGGTTTGAATCTTATCGCGGGTTTGATCGCGACGATCATGCAGTTCCTCAAGGTGAATGAGTTGATGGAGAACCATCGAACATCTGCATTAGGTCATGGAAGTCTTTCGAGAAATATTAGACTTCAATTAGCCCTCCCCCGTGAAGAACGTAAAAAGGAGGGTTTGAAATTTGTTGAAGAATGTAAAGCTGAATACGATCGTTTACTTGAACAATGTCCTGCTGTTCCTAAAAAGATTCTATTGAATTTCGAAAAAGAGTATCCAATAGAAGGTATTTTCACAAAACCAGAAATTTTATCTGTTCGTCCTATACCACACCTGAAATTACCGAAAACTGTGGAACCTATTCGGGCCCTGACCAAAGACACTGTTTTTGAAAAGGTTGGTGCGTTTTTATCTAAAGACCCAGAGGAGTATGAGGAAGTAGAGGTAGAGGAAGAGGAAGAGGAAGAAGAGATAGACGTCGAGCAAGGTACACCAAAAGAATAAACATTACCACATTGGTAAGAATACCTGAAACAATGTATGGTAAAATTTTCCTTTTTAAAGGTTCTACGATACGTTTATGAAGTGCGTTATTTTCAAGCACCAAATCTATGGCCTGATTAGTAAAGTCATCAATGGATTCCTTCATTAAAATAGTTGAGCAAAAAAAAGATCCCATTGTTTCCACAATACACACAAAACGAATTGATCTGATTCGTAAGTACATTCGTGAACGAAAAAATGTATTCATATGCGGTTCATTTGGGGTGGGGAAATCGTATGTACTCAAAGCTGTCCTTGAAGGTTTGAATAATGTTGAACTTTTATCTGAACATCTAAAGAGTAAATCACTTTTCCTCCCATTCATAAAACCCTCCACAAAACATGTGTTTATCGAGGACTATGATCCCAGTTTCAAACCCATAATAGAGAAAGTTGCAGATGGTGATCGAATTTCTCGTGGATCCCTCTTGGTGACCACAACGAATATGTGTATGTATCCAAATTTTGAAACTGTATTTATCCCTAAACATACACCAACGGTTTTGAAAACCTTGACAGATAAAACGGGACCCGAAGTTGAAAATGCTGCTGTGCGAGCAGAAGGAAATATACGAAACTTTTTTACATACATGGAGGGGTATGATGAAATTGATGACTTTGAAAGCCCAAAAGAATTCATAGCTGGAGTTCTTTCAGACTCTGGTCCGATAGAAATATACGATGGAATATCTGAACATGGTCATATATGGGATATATTTCAAGAAAACTATCTTGACTCGGTGGGTATTGACATCATAAGAGCATCACGATCCTTTTCGGATGCTGACATGTATGACACACATATGTATTCTCAAGGTGAATGGAATCTGATGCCCTATTTTGTGTTACATGCTCTAACGATACCAAAGACAGCACTCGGTCAGCCACTCGTGAGAGATAAAATTAGACCTGGGAGTTGTTGGACAAAGTTTGGAAACTACAAGATGCGCAAACAGAAGTATGAGGAAATTAAGAAGAAATCGAGGATGGGGTTGGGTACGGAAGAGTTGTGCCTATTAAAGAAATATGCAGAAAAAGGAGACTTGGCGCCACTGCTGGAGTATAAAATTACCTCACAAGATTTTGATGTCATCAATCACCTCGCTGTTGGAAATGGCTTAAAATCGAGAGACGTCACAAGAGTAAAGAAAGCATTGAACAATGCCTACGGAAGATGAAAAAGAAATTGAAGAGAATGAATGTGTTAAAGTTATCGGAAATGAGATTCTTTTCTATGCCGACGTTGATCGTGAAAACGCTCTTGACTTCGTTGAAAAATTTAAGAAGCTGGAGATTGAACTTCTTAAAAAGAAAGCTGAACTCTTTGGGTACGAACCCCTAATTAGGGTTCATATCATGAGTGAAGGTGGTTGCATCTTTGCTGGTATGACGATGATGAACACTCTCGAATCATCTCGTGTAAAGATCGTTACAATCGCCCAAGGTTCTTGTTGTAGTGCAGCTACATTCATGCTTCTCGGGGGTTCTGAGAGGCGGATGGGGAAGAATGCATACGTTCTCATTCATCAAATTTCTACCGAGATGTGGGGTAATTTCCAGGAACTTAAACATGAGCTGAAATCAACGGAT